CTGGGGCTTCCGCAAGCCGAGCGTGATCATCATGGCTCACGATGAGGAGCTCGAAGCGACCGTCATCATCAAGGAGATCAACCCGCAGGAGGTGACCATCGATCAGCTCGCCAAGCTGATCCTGTCGGTGGCTTACCCTCGGTCGGCGATGGCGAGCGCGCCGGGTCCTCGAATATGGCTCGACACAGGGGTCGCGGACAAGGCAGGCAAGGCGCGCAACGACCAGACAGGTCGGTCAGCCTTCTCGGTCTTGTCCCGACCGATCGAGGAGGGCGGCATCGGGCTTCCGCTGAGGTCGACCACCGACCCTGTGAAGGTGGACATCCTCAACGGCGTTCAGAAGCTCAAGCGCGCCTTCAATCGCAAGCAGTATCTGATCACGCAGGAGGCATGGGAGGCAGGTGAGCGCGCCCTCGGCAACAGCTTGAGGAAGGCGATCCTCAGCTATGCTTGGGACAACGCCGAGAGCCCCAAGAAAGACGGTCGAGAGGATCCCCTCGACGCGCTGCGCTACGACTGCATCTTCCACTATTGGGCTGACATCACGGCGCGCTACATCCCGCGCTCCTCCTCTATGGACAAGAGCCGTCGCAATGCGCGACCATCGGGCAGCTCATTCTAGGAGGTCACTATGCCTGATCAACTTGCCGCCGCCGCCGCTGATCCGAATGTGATCAACGCGATCTTCAACCCTGCCAACATCGTCTCAGTCGCGGTGGTCGGGCTCTTGTTCGTCTTTTATCGGATCACCTCTCAGCGCTTCGAGCTTGAGGCGCAACAGCAGAAGGATCTCATCCTCAAGTTGGCAGACCTTGAGCGCAAGCTGACGCTCTTGGAGCTGCGCCTGGAGAACCAACATGACCACAAGTAAGACGATCATGTGCCGCCGCTGTCGGTGTGAGTGGGTCGAGGATAGACTCTGCTCTGCTGCCAGCTTCGCCGTCATCTGCGACCCCGATGTGGAGAGCAAGGTTGATCATCCCTCTCACTATCGGGCTGACACAGGTGTCGAGGCGATCACCGTCATCGAGGCGTGGGGTCTCAACTTCAACCTCGGTAATGTGGTCAAGTACATCAGCCGCGCGGGGCACAAGCTCGACCACGCCGAGGATCTTGAGAAGGCGCTCTGGTACCTTCAGCGCGAGGTTAATCGCATCAAGGAGAGCGGCGATGCTGGTCGATGACCCTCGACCGATCCGATGCCCGATCTGCGCTCAACAGACGGCGATCAAAGGTCAGCGCATCGTTCCTCACCTCAGCGGCATGACGCGCATCTATTGCACCGGCACAGGGATGAAGGTGAAGCCTTATGAGCCAGGTGAGTTCGACCCTCAAGGCGAGTGGAAGGAGGCTGACGATGGAGAGCCAACCCAAGACCCTTGAGGAAGAGCTGCGCGACAAGGTGCTCCTCGAGCCCGACCACGAGCTATACCAGCAGAGCGCCAACCTCCTCGCCGAGATAAATAAAGCACTTGAGGAAGCGCGCGCGAAACAATGCAAGTCTATTGACAAGGCAACAACACCTCCTCAATAGTGCATATTGACTCCATAGATAACCCCGACGCAGCACATGAAGAAGAACAGCCACATCGGGGCGATCCATGCAATACTCCGAGACAGACGAGACGCCGCGTCACATGCGCGCGCTGAACCCTCGATTTAGCACGAGGGGCATCAGCGGAACGCAGTTGAGCGGCGGCGTCATTTCGGGATATGAGCGCAATGTTCAGCTCACCGGGCTCAACTGGGTCACCGAGGCTGAGGACATGCTGAGGACTGACCCGGTGGTGCGCCGCTCGTGGCACATGCTGAGGCAGACCCTTTTGAGCGCGACCTGGCGCTTTGAGCCTGCCGATGACCATGATCCGATCTGCCTCGAACTCTGCCGCTTCGCCAACGAGGCTTTTGGGCTCGATGGCTACTCTGGGCAGATGTCGATGTCGTTCGAGGAGCAGCTCTCATATCTCTTCGAGTTCGTGCCGGTTGGGTACAGGTACGCTGAGGAGATCTACAAGGTCGGTCCCGATGAGAACGGCAAGGTCAAGGTGTGGCTTGATCACTTCGCTGATCGGGAGCCCTCGGCGCATATGCGCTGGCTATCACGCGATAATCAGCACCTCGACGGCGTTCTGCAGAACATGGTCGGTGTTGGCAAGGTTCCCGAGCCGATCCCCGCGAACAAGCTCCTCCTGCTGACCCTCAACCGCACCGGGTCTAACTTCGAGGGCGCTGGCATGCTGCGCCCTGTGTGGTGGTGGTGGAGAACCAAGCAGCGCGTGGCTAACCTCATGTGCGTTGGTGTTGACCGTTGGGCAATCCCCGCGCCGAAGGTCAAGGTGGATCGCTCCAAGGCTGATCTCGCAGGGCTCACCGATGCCGACATCAACGCGATGGTCGATGAGGCAGAGAGCCAAGCTCAAGCATTCCTCGCCGCCGAGCAGAGCTACTTGATCGAGAACGATGTTGTGAGCTTCGACAACTACGCCGCAGCTCCCAACCTCTATGCTCAAGGTCCGCTCGACATCATTCGTGAGTGCGACAATCAGATCAGCCAGGCGTTCCTCGCTCAGTTCGCCAACCTCGGCATCACCGACACGGGCTCGAGGTCGGTCGGCGAGGTTCACTTGAGCGTGTTCCGCAGAGCGGCGATCAATCTCTGTGATCTTGTGGCTTCTGCGATCAACGGCATCGACCGCCGTGGCGCAGGCACCATCGGGAGACTGATCAGATGGAACTATGGACCTGTGGATCCTTCCAAGCTGCCGCGACTGACTCATACCGGGCTCGACACAGACGATCTCGCCGAGAGCCTCGGCATGCTTCCCGCGCTCGTTCAGAGTGGGCTCCTCACTCCAGACGACGATCTGGAGCGCGCCATCAGGGAGCGTCTCGGTGCTGGAGACCTTCCCGAAGCGGCACAGCGATCAACGCTCGAGAGAACCGCCGCAGGAGGTAGCCTCTCACCTGTTGCCTCGCTCGCCGAGCAACTGATCAAGAGGCGCGCTCATGGTTCGTAAGGCGAAGCAGATGACCCTCCCTATGGGTCACACCTATGCTGTACCTCAGAAGTACGATCACATCGACTTCAAACCGCCGAAGGGAGCGCAGGAGGCGGCGGCTCGCGCTCTGCGCCGTCGGGCTCTCGCAGCCCCCTCTCAGCGCGGCATGACCCCTGTTGGGCTCGCTCGTGCTCGTGACCTGTCGGCAGGTCGCAACATGAGCCCCGAGACGGTGCGGCGCATGCTCGCCTACTTCACTCGCCACGAGATCGACAAGCAGGGCTCCTCTTGGGACAGCTATGGACCAGGGAGGCAGGCTTGGGATGGTTGGGGTGGTGATGCTGGCTTCGCTTGGGCTCGAAAGGTCGTGAATCAGATGAACGCCGCAGACGCTCAGACCACCACGCTTCGTGCTTATGGCGAAGCTGTTCAGATGGCTCCTGCCGCTTCCTACGAGGTGCCCGAGGGCTTGACCATTGGGAAGCCATTCAAGACGCTCGCCATCGGGCAGGTCAGCGCGCGCCTCAGCGGCGAGACGCTTGGCAAGGTTGACACGGCGCTCTGCTCAGAGCTGTTGCGCGTCTATCGTGAGCGCCGCCATCAAGACCCTGTGATCATCGACTGGCAGCACGCCACATCTCCCTTCAATGGCGGCACGCCTGCGCCTCCTGAGAGCGGCAGCGCGCTCGGGCTCATCGTTGATCTTGAGATGCGTGAGGATGGTCTCTATGCAGTCCCCGCGTACACCGAGAAGGGTCTCAAGGTCGTGCAGGAGTCCGGCGGTGTCCTTTGGTCATCGCCTGAGTATGTCACCGGTGACATCTACTCCAGAGATGGTGGCACCAAGATCGGTGATGCGCAGCTCTTAGCTATCACTCTAACCCCTCGCCCGGCTCAGTCTCACGACACCATCGACCGGGTTCAACTAAAGGAGAGCCTACCCATGGACAACATCGAGTCGATGTCGCCCGAGGAGCTCAAAGCCGCGCTCGTCGCTAAAGACGCGATGGTGCTCGAGCTTGAGCAGAAGATCAAAGACATGCAGGCAGAGGCTGAAGCGACCATGAGCGCCGAGCTTCCCGCCGAGATGAACGCCGAGCCTGCTCCCGAGGTGGAGGAGGAGGAGAAGCCTGTGATCGTCGTGACTGACGGTGACAAGGTTCCCGCCGAGCCCAAGAAGATGAGCGAGGGAGTGCTCATGTCTGAGATCAACAGCCTGCGCGCCGAGAACAAGCGCCTGTCTGAGAAGCTCGCCGTGATCGACGCTGAGAAGCGCGACATCGAGCGCCGCGAGGCTGTTGCCGCT